TTGCCAACTTGGTCGTGGACTCAATTTTGACGATGTAACGGGTAGCCAATTCGAGCAGCTTTTGGATCTGTTCGATAGGATTCAATCCTTCGGGGATGGACGGGGGCATACCGAGCATCATCAACGGGAAATTGGCTGCGGCGGCGCTTGCGGCATCGGAAACAACCTTCTTGCCGGGTTGCACCCATCTTTTTGCCCGGCGCGAGCCGACCATTTGAACTGCTGCGTCGTGCAACGCCTCGGCCTGGGCGGACGGGTCGAGCATGGGACGTAACTTCATTGCGTTCTCCGCCTCCACCATTGCCATTGTGGGGTTGCCACCACCGAGCGGCTGTGTGATTTCCACGCGCCACTTTTTTACATCAATCCATTCCTCTGCTATGCCCTGCTTTTTGCAAGCCTTTTGGAAAGCCATCACGTCCTCGTCATCGGACTTTTTTAGACAGAACCGGCGACAGATTTCTTTCGCGGCAGATTTCTCGTAGATACGCGCTACCAACATTAGTCCTGACAGCATGGCATTTGTCTGCTGGACTTTCACGCCCGTCTCGAATGCGGTTTGTTCTTTCTTCGTGCCGGTGTCAATGTTTTGGGTGTAGGCCGTGGATGCTTCCTGCTGTAATTGCTTGCCCATTGCCAACGCCATTTCAGCGAGACCGGAATCAATCTGGTGACGTTCGGCGGCGGGCACAATGGACACGCCCGGCTTGATTACGCCGAGATTTTGGAACACTTGAATCTGGGCGCGTGCGCGATCAACAGGATCGGCAATACGAAGCAAAATGTTGAACTGGTCGAGTGTGTGTTTGAGCAGCCGGTTACGGGTAAAATCCGTCCAGTAACACGGATCAAACAGGGCGAATCCGAGCGAGCGGACGGAGTGATACAAAAACGGTGCTTTGTTATTCAAGTCACCAAACTGAACGTGCAAAATATGACGCCAACTTGGTGCAATCGCTCCCTCATGTTCACAGATAAATTTGTCATCAGCCTCGGCGGTAACACCTGACGTGTTGTTTTCAGGGACGACCTTCAGATGCCAACTACCGTCATCGTCCTCGTGGTAAAAATGCCAAAGATTGATTGTCGGCATGGCGTCCCCAGACCAGTAACCGGCATTTTGCTTCCGCAATTCCTCAAACTTCTCCGGCACGGTGTTCCAGTCGTAGTTATTTTCGGCCATCGTGGTATTGCACTCTTTGACATTCTCCAAAATGGCCGAGACAGCTTTCTTGTTCCACTTGAATTTGCTTTTGACTTTGGAAAACGCCTTACGCGATAGTTCGCCCGGCGTGTAGGGTATGCGAACGGCAAACCAAGTGAGGTTGCGGAATGAAAGTTCGGTGTCGGTGGGAACTCGCAAGTCCTCAATGGCAACGTATCGCGGAAGCCAGTTGTAAGTGTCCTCCCACATTATAGGGCCTATGCCGTGACTGACGACCCCCGACCATTTGGAGCGATGCACTTCAAAGTATTCCAATTCATGCTCGCCCTCCTTCATCACGTCATTGATGAATTCGGTGATGAAATCGCCCCAATCAGATCGCACTTCTTCCGGTGCTTTGGGGACGGACACGGTAAAATAATTGTCTTGTGAACAGAAGTTTGTGATGTATTGTCGGCGTGCATGGGAGAGCGCACCCATGAACTCGCCCCACCGGATATTTATTTCCATGCCGACCCGCTTGGCCTCATCTTCATCTAAAAGAGGTTCGTTATTGGCAGCACGGTTGATAAGGACTCTGTTACGACCGCGTTTCAACTCGGCGTCATCGCCGCTCCTAATCGTTTCTAAAACTTTTTCTGGCGTGCTGAAATTCATAGTGCCAATACTTGTTGCCCAAGCCTCATCCAATCCTGAATCAGCTTGTCGTGTTTATGTTGATTGCAACTAGGGCAACTCGCACAAAGATTTGTTACACTGTGTGCGCCGCCTTTGCTCAATGGAACAATATGGTCTATGTGAGCAGTTTTGCCAGCGGTTTTATTTTTACAATAGTAGCAGGCAACTTGTTTTGTTGCTCGAATCCCCCTTACAAATTTATTTATCGCAACAGGGTTTATTGTGTTACCGAGTTTGAAAGCGCGACGTTTTTGAGTTCCGCTGGCAGCATAAATGCGTATCTTGTGCCTGTTTTTCAAAGCCCAACGCTTCGATTTCTCTCGCACTTTTTCTGGATTATTTTTATGCCACGCTTTTGATTGCTCTGCAATTCTCTTTTTGACTTCTGGCCTTTGGTAGTAAGCTCGTCTTTTGGGGCGAAGTCTTTCTCGGTCACGTTCTCTGTGGCGATAATAATACCTCAACTTCGTTGCCTTCACCTTTTCGGGATTTTTTTTCCTCCAAATCTTTGACCGTTCCGACCAAATCTTCTTCTTTTCTGGATGCCGCGCTTTCCACGCCTTGTTAAGTTCCGCCATTTTTTCACGGTTATTGTTACGCCAAATCTTCCCCGTGCTTAAAACGTGATCTTTGTTTTTTAGATAGTAGTTTTTGTTGTGTGCGCGTATCTTCTCTTTGTTTCGCTGCCTATACAATTTCCAGTATTCGGCGGTCTGGGGCATAAAATTTAATCTGTTTTTACAGGCGTTCCGCAGCCTGCACAATTTTGTTTAATGAAGTGGTGATTTTGGTGGACGCGATCAAAAGGTTCAGAGCAATTCCAGCAGAATCGTTCGTCATTTTGTCGAACGGCGCAGTTAAAGCGGTCAACGTCTTCGAGGCACTCACACAGACTGGAACGGGGAAGATTGTTGGCGATTCGAAATGAACTGACAGCCTTAACGACTTCTTCGATGATTGGGTTTGCTCCGAAACGGTGACGGACGCCTTCAGTCTGTTCATAAACATAATTGTTCGGCAGAGGATTGTTATAGGATTTTAAGATATACACAACTCAAATCAGAAAAACTTGTTGACCAGTCCTAATCCATTAAGCATAGATTATCAGAAATTAAATTTTTGTCAATGTTTCAAAAGTCCGGCCTTGATAGCGTTATTCCATTCTTCCGATTCTTTTGTAAAATAATCTTCCTCGTTGGCTGTGGATTTCACGTTCCGGCCAATGCGCTGAATCTGGAAGCCAAGTTGCCTAGCACCTTCAAGGGCTACGCAACACCAGTCCATCAGGTCGGGAGATTTCTTTAACCGGTCCTTCATGTCCTCTTTTGGTTCGACTTCGATTTTGTTTCCGGCAACAGTTTTGAACAATCTGCACTGGCCTTCTTGGGCGACTTCCATCGGCAAAGACCGCACTTGATCTGACTCAATGGCTTCTCGCATCGAATACCACAATTCGGTTACGAACTTTTGGTATTGTTCATCGCACCGTTTCAGCCGTTTTCCATTCTTTCCATCGTCCACAAATAAATCGAATCGCACCGGCCTGTCAGTTGGGCGCGCGCCGGAGTCCACAGGAATTGGGCAGTTAAAACCGAACTGCTTTGCGAAGGACGATCCGAGTGTGCCGCGCCCAAATGAATCGTAGAAAATGTTTTTTGGTGGAATACCGAGCCGGTCGGATTGCTGTTTGATGAACTCCGCTATTTGTCCTTCGGCATCGAGCGATGAGTTCAGTCGGATTGGAATTATTTCCGGTGTGCCTACCGAGAAAATAATGTTGCCGTCCTTGTCCTCACCATATTCGCACTCGCCACCAACGCAACGGTCGCCACCGCCATACGCCGGGTCTAAAGCGTAGAGTTTCGTTCGCGGCGTTCCCTTCCAGACAACAGAATCAAATGCGTGATGCTGTTCGCAAAGACCGATGGTGATGACGCGATTTGAAACCATCCCCTTTGACGGTTTGCCGATGCCCTGCTGATAAAGCTGCCATGAATCGTCGCCATAAGTTTTTCGCAGCCCTTCGATAAACGGTTTTGAAATCAGGAAATGATATTTTGTTTCCGACTGGTCATTGTTTGGGGTGTCCCTGCCATCGAACGCAACGACATGGGCATCATGCCAACGCGAAGTCCACTCTTGAGTTTTACCATTGTCAATGAATGAGTCCCAACCGCCAATCGGTTCGGCGGCGGTGCAAAGGGGGTCGGAGATGTCAGTCGGGTTGCCAGATTGGACGCCCTTGAAATTATCATCCACAGTCCAGTTTGTGTATGCGTCGAGATAGCTGGTTTCCATAACAGCGGATTCATCTCCGTAATGAGTCAACAGTCCATCGTGCTTTCCGGGCGAGCTAGGGGCTTTAACACCCTGATATTTTCCCATGCCAACGAAGCGACCGCCTGAAATACAGGGCACACAAGCTATCCCTCTGGAAAGCAATCTTGCGAATTGGCCTTCATCATCAATTCTGTCGGGGACAATCGCTCTTGCAGATTCGAGAAGATAACCGTCCAGCCACGGGTAACGTTCCCGCGCACGATTGAAAAGCCACTTGATTCCCCTTCCCCAGATTTTCTGGTCAAGACTCCGCATATCCGTCGAGGAAACCAGCGCAAACGATGTGAATGGGAAAGCCCAAAAAGTTATCAGGCAATGAGCGGCCATCAGATAAGTTTTTCCCGAATTGTGATGGATTGCTCCCTCCGCAAAATAATGATGCACGTTTGGAACACACAAATCATAGAATGTTTCTTTGTGGGATTTAGTTATTGACACCACCCGCGATTGTGATACCTTGAAACGATATGACTCATTATTACAAACGGAACGCGAAAAGGGATTCTCGAATTTTGTCTCTTTTTCTTCATCTGAACAGAGATTTGGTTGTGACCGCTCGACTGTCAAACATGAAGATTGCAGCGACTCGGAATGTTTTAAAGGCTGCTGGTGAGAAATTCCCGAAAACAAAACTTCATCCAAATAGTGCGTGCCATAAAAATCAGAAG